CATCTGTCACAGTTACTTTCTTCAGCCATTCGATAGTTTCTTCTCTGCTGATACAATCCTCACAAAGCAAATCTCTCTTTGCTTGTGCATATCCGTGGTCATAGTAGAATTTCCAATTATTATCACTTGGATGTTGCTCTAATGCTTTGATTGCAATGTCAAGTGCTGATTGCATTTCTTTAACCATTGGACTTTCTGCGTCATAACCAATAAACACCTTCATGTGGTTTAACTGCTCTATCGCTTCTTCTTCATTCGTCATTCTTCTGCACCTCCCTTAAATTTCCATAATTCTGAATCAACACACAAATAACAAGGATATTCATCATGTGCTTTTTCGCTGTGAATACAATCCTCACACTTGCAACCATCTCTGTATGCTTTCAACTCTCTCAGCCAATCTGCAAGTTGGTGGTGTTCTTTGGCACATTTTTCACACTTGATTCTTGTGGACATAGTGCCATCATTCAGCTTCCTTGCTTTTTTCTCATTTTCTTCTGCCACTTCCTCATAGTGAATGATTGCTTCGTCAAGTGTCATTTCGTCACCTCGCCTTCTCTATAATCTGAATGGTGTCCTGAATGCCGTAATAAATCATATATCTGCGTCCATCCTCACCTTCAAACTTTATATAGTTATCTTCGTGATTACTTTCTATGTCTACCTTTCCCTCATAATGAAATATCTCTCTACCATCTTCGGATGTTATAATAATTTCTCGGTCAAGACCATTAGATATTTCTGACTTAAAATCTTTATATGCCCTTATTCCACTTGCCATATTAGTGTTATACCAACTAATGCCTACGCCTGTTAAAATCATTATTACCAAAACAATAGATAGACCTATAATTATAGATTTCTTCAAGTCATCAGGATCAAAAAAAGTAATACCTATAACTACAATGATTCCCAATGCTATATACATCCCAATCAAAAATCCCCAATTACCCAATGTTAATGCCATAATTCAATCACCTCACTCTAAAACATATACATTTGCCGTTCGCCTACCAAACTGGATGCAAGTTCCTGTGTCACCCATGTAGATGTCTATGACATTGCTTGACATTCCACCTCGATCTTCGACTACATAGTTTCCATAACCCTCAATGTAAATCCGTGTTCCCATCGGTAAACTGTTACAAGCCACCGTGTAACCACAAGTCGGAAAGTTGCCGTTTGCACATGGATTACCGGTCCAGGCATAAGCCGTCAACTCATAAACACCTATGCTTTTCATTCTCGGCTTTCGGCTCTCAATTAGTGCCAATCCCTTTTCTCGTTCTTCTATCGCCTGACAAGGTGTTGCAAGGTTTACTTCCATGACGATTTCCGGATCGTCAAATAAATATCTCGGAACCTCATCTACAAGTTGCTCATATTCGTACTTGTGAATCTCATAGGTTTTCTCCTCTGGTTCCGGCTCAACCTTGCTTACCCATATCAGAGTTAATATAAATACTATTGCTAAAACTAAAAGTATTATTAAATCTCTTAACAATATTTTCATAGGCTTAAATCCTTTAGTGTTTGGTCGAGGTTCGGAATACCCGCATTCAACACGGTTGTTATTTCTTCGTACTTCTCGATGGTTTGTGCTAACAACTTACTAAGCATAAATATCCGGTTCTTTAAATCTTCGGGTGTGTATGTCTTTTTCTCTTCACTCTTTATCTCTAGTTCTTTTGACAGGGGAACAATCTCTTGTAACTCAAACATATCTAACGTATATTCGTTGCAAACAAAGTTGTCATTTAATGTGTATGCAACTCCCATTCCCTGTTCGTCTACATCTGTAATCTCTGCAACAAATCTGTCGCCTATCTGATACTTAGTCATTTTTTATATCCTCCATTTCGACCAATATATCGTCTATTTTGCAATTAAACATCCTTGCCATTTGCAGTAATCGGTCCGGACTTGGCAAAAACTCACCACGACACCAGCAATATATATTTGTCGCACTTGCCATCTCCATCCTTAATTGCATCTGACTTATGGTTATGTGATTTAATCTCATAAGTCGCTTTATGTTCTCTCCGGTCTTAACCTTATCTACACTTGGTAATCCCATATTCAACCCTCCGTTATCTCCTGATTAAGTTTTCGTTGTCTTGCAGCAGCTATACCTTCTCTGATAGATTCTTCAGGAAAGTGTATCTGATATACACGTTCTTTAATTCGATTAGTTATTCTAGAATCATACATAAGCTGGTCTACTGACATATTTGACGTATAAATAGTTATCAACTTTGACATATACCTTGCATTGACAATCTGATAAAATTTGTCGTCAATCCAATTCTGTCGGTCATCTCTTTTTTCAGTTCCAAAATCATCTATCACAAGAATTTCGACAGTTTTTAAATATCTCATAAGTTGACTTTCAGAACCCAATTCAGATTCTTTTTCCCAAGTGGCTTTTATTTCTGAAATTATGTCTAAACTTGTTACAAACCTTACAAACATTTCATTCTCATAGATAAGTTCGTTTGCCAGACTCGTTGCCATCCTTGTTTTTCCAGAACCTTTAGTATCAGACCAAAAATATAAACCTATACCTTCTTGTTTCATATCAGACAAATTTTGAAGATAATATTTAACAATCTTTATCACTTCATCTATGTCATTCTTGTTTTTGTAATAACCCCGGTTAAAACTACTCAACCTTATGTCCTTAAACGAATCGGGAATGTTTGCAAAATGAATTTTGTTAATTAACAATTTTTCCTTATAGCATTTACATGGTGTTGCCATATTATTCTCATCCACTATCCATCCGGTATTTTTACACAACTCACACCAAGTCTGCGAATCGGTCAAGTTCTTCGTCTGTGAATTGCTTTGTGGTGCTATTATTTGATTTGCCATTGTTTGAAACCCCTTCATTCTTTAGTTCGTATAAATCTTGCCAGCAATGATCCACACTCTGATTTAATATCTCAACCATCAGTTCTTCATCACCATTTGATAACTTAAGCAATTTATTCTTGGCTCTTGTAATTGCATTTTGTGTCATAGGCTTTTTAATTTTGTTTCTCATTGCCACAAAATCAGCAAAAGCGGAATCGAGTTTTTCGTTATTTTCGTAAAATTGCAATTTTTTCGATCCCTTTATATTATTCTTACCTAACCTATCCTTACCTAACCTATCCTTACCTACGGATACATTTTGGATACAATTTGTATCCAAATCCGTTTTTTCAAGTGTATAAGCCTTATTTTTTTTGATGGAAAGCATACTTTTCTCATCGATGTAATCAGTTGGTTTATATCTGTCAGATTGTATGTAGTTATGCATTTTCCAATGCTTGATTACGATGATTCCGCTTTCAAAAACGATAATGAAACTCTTGGCTATCAGAAGTTTCATATCATCGTCATTTGCTCCCACAAGTCTCTGGATTCGTTTAGGACTATTAACAAAACCATCATCATCGGCAGCCATGTTTAAATGAAAATATAAACATTGCGCACTCATTGGCATATCTAAAAATGCATCACTCTCGGTTATTTTCTTTGTGAACATTCTTCTTTCGGCCATTTCTTGTTCCTCGCGATCATTTATTTACTCTCGTTCTTGTTCTATCCGTCTTAATTGCCTCTCTAACTTATAATCAATCATTTTGGACACTTCGCTTTTACAATCATATAAACTGATAAGCTGTTCAATCATTATGCTTACATCGGCTATTTCCTCAGTAATATTTTTGTGACGATCATAACCTCTCTGTTTCTTGCAAAGTTCCTTGGTTAACTCGCTCATTTCCTCAATAGCAATCATTGTTTGGCTTTCATGCCCATAAAAATTAGCAATTGTCTGACATAATTCTGTCTGATGTGTTTTCATAAAAAATCTCCATTCCCCTATTTTTTGCGTAAATCATTTCCTGTCTTGCCCCATTTGAATACTTCCATTCCTTCAGGAAGTAAACACAATCACATAAATCCATCATTGCAAAACAAACTCTCATGTATTCGTCATGTGCTAAATCCATCGGCAAAAATGAACAAACCTCTGCCGGATTTACCACCGAATCAAAACTCTTCTTAAGGTGTTTCTCTGCATTGTCAAATTTCAATTTGAAGTCTGGATTATTCGTAATGGGACCTGATATATATACTCTCCGTTTATCCATCGTAAAATCCCCTATTTCGCATTTTATGTCTTACCCTTATAAACTATCGACTATACTATAAAAATGGATTTTAAGCCGTTTTCGTTACGCGTGTTTGTTGCTACAAGGGTAAAGTCTACTGTTTACTCTCTCTATACTTTGCAAATCTCTCAGCCATAACCTTTTTTTCATCTTCGGTTAACTCTCTGCCCTCGATAATGTTAATCTTAATCGCCTTAACAGGAATATGAGCAACTATGCTGCCATCTTTGTTTTCAGCTGTTATTTGCACCTTGTCAGGATATTTTTCAGCAAGTTTTCTTATTTTTGTTATGTATCTGCCCTGAGTAAAGGTTACTGTGGCTGTTTCTGAGTTTCTAAGCCATTCAATTACATTTTCCTGTGCTAAGTTAAAATCTCTGTCCTCAACTTCATCACAAGCCTTATTAAACTGTTCAAACTGCTCCATTATCTACCCTCCTAACCACTATTCCGTCTATTTCAATAGCCACGTCTTTTGCCTTAATCTCGTCATTCCACGAACCATAAAACCACAACTGATTAGTGTTTTCGTCAAATCTTGCTACAACGTACTTTTCAACTATTTCAGGTGTATTCATTACCTCAACCTGGAAATACTGTTCTGCCATATTTCTCAACCTCCTTGTTATAAGTATCAATTGCTCCGTTATCGTCCGGCATTTTGTATTCGTTTAGAAAATCCTCAAACTTATCCATAGCCTGTTTTTGGTATCTATTAGGTGGATCATTTTTAGGCTTGTAATCCAGATGTTTTTCAAACAAATGTGAAACTTCTTTACTAGCGTTCTTATGGCCTTGTTTTAAACCATCACGATACCCTCTTGCTGGTCTGAACTCGTTTATCTTTTCTTTTCCCTGACCTTGTCCACCGGCCGTTTTGTTGTACCTAGCCTGATACCCTTGTTTTGTATATTGCAAAATCCAATACTGTTCCATTTCGTCTAAGTCTTTAGGTGAATAATGCTTAAAGTTCAACTTCCAACCATAAGGATTTTCTTCAGAAAACCAACCTCTCTTTTTTAGACTTAGGTCTATATGCTGATAGCCGGTCATATGACTTGCCATCCTGGACAGCAGCTTGACAGCCTGACCTATGTAAAAATAGTTGATTCCATCTTCATCTGTCCTTGTGAGAAAATAGATTCCCGGGCCATCATCGATCCTTGGACATATCGTTTTTATTTCTTTTTTGTACTTTTCTTGTACTGCCCTTACTTGTGCATAACTTTTATAAGCCATATTAAATACCTCGTCTTGCTCTTGATCTTTGCAATGTCAATTTGCTTTTATTTAAGCACTTAGGACACATCTTAAATTTGTAATCATCATCTAAAGGTGTTCCACAGTATGTGCATTGGTGATTTTTAGAACGTTCATTGTATTTGTTCATTCGCCACGTCGCGTGATAATTAGGGTGTTCTTCTCGCCATTTTCTGCTTCGCTCATAGCTGATAATCTTGCAATAAAGACATTCCTTTTCATCGCCATACAAGGGTTCTTTATGACACACAGGACAAATACCTATATTCTGAAAAAACTCTCTATCTGACGTTGCCATATCATCACCACCTTTTAACGGATTGGGAGATCGTTTTCAATTCCATCCGGAACATCTACGAAACTGTCATCCGGTGCAGATGGCTGTTCATTCTGTGTTTCTTCCTGTGGTTCAGCATTCTGCTCATCAGATTTGCGAAGATAAGGAAACTCAAAAGCATCCACAATCTTATCCTCGGTATAGATTGTTTTGCCTTCCTTGTCCTTATACGATCCTGTCTGAATGTGGTATTCAACTGTGATGCCACGACCTTTTCCAAAGAAGCGGATAATATTTTCTGCATTCTTGCCTAATGCCGTAACGTAGATAAAGTCTGCACCTTTATCTCTGCCTTTTCTCTGACAGGCTATTGAAAACTTTGCCTTCTTCATAGTTGTTCCGTCTTTACAGTTCACATCAGACTCTTTGATGTCACTCGATATGAATCCACCTAAATATCCCTTATTCATGTTCGCCCTCCTTAAATGTGTTATATAATCCTTGTAAATCATTTATAATCTGCGGAATTTTCTCGATACATTCTTCTTTTGAATGTCCTCTTATAATGCTTCTATATCTTGCTTGTTCATCCTCATATACACCTGGCACCTTAACCGCTATGTACCATTCGTCAGGTCTTGATGTAGAATAATGACAAATATCTAACTTTGTGCATCCATAAAAAACTGATGCATTTTTTAATACCTTTATGCGTTCTTCAATTTCTCTTTTCTGTTTAATCAAATCCTGTAATTCGCTATTCATTCAATCACCTCTAAAACGGACATTCACTTATATCCTCAGTTGTATTTTCTGCTGCCCAGACAATATTTATGTATTCTTCTGGAACAAACTCTCTTATATGTTCCATCGCCAGGTCACGATCCAAACTTCCTGACTTCGACATATGGCAGAGAATTACTTTTCTTAGGTTTCTCTTATTTTTAAGAATTGCACCTATTGTCGTTTGCTCTTCAGCATGACCTAAAACCGTATGCTGCCTATGACTATCCATATCAGCGATTCTGTCTGATTGATAATTCAACTCTATAAGCATGATGTTTATTTGCTTTTTACTCAGGTCATACGGAATGTACTCAAAGTCTGTACAATACAGAATGGTTGTCCCATCAACCTTAATGATGAAGGCACGACACGGTGTTCCGTTGTGTGGTACATCGAAGCACTCAACAACAAATTCACCTAAATGTGTGCGTTGTCTGACTTTATCTGACAGATAAGGTTGCCATACAGGAATACCTATCTTTTTCAAATCCTTAACAGATTTAGCGTGGTCCAGGTCACAGATGCTTATGAGTAACAACACAACCAACTACCGAACCAACTTCAAAGTTGATACCACGCTTTATATCAGTAATAGGTATTCCGGCATCCAATAATAATATTTCTCGGTTATCGGACTTTATGTAATACGAATTGCCTGTTGAACCAGTTTTGTTCACACCCAAAAGCATCTAATCACCTCCTTTATCATCAGCAAATTTCCAAACATATCCTCCGGCTTGTTTTCTTACCGAACCTTTTGAGTTGAATGGTTTTTTATTAGCTACTTGCAAAATATTTCTTGCACAGATTCCTGTTAATTCACTTGCAATTTTGCTATTTGCATATTCAGCTATAAAATGTCCCTCAAGATCGTATTGCCTAATATGTCTCGGCCTAACGTATTTGTTGTATTCATTCATACCCTTACAATAATCAGGATGTTGTTTCATCGTTTCTCTTGTGTGTTCTTTTTGACTTATAACTTCCAAATTACTTACCTTGTTGTTTTGTTTATTCCCATCTTTATGATGAACATGGTAGCCTTTAGGTATTTCTCCTATAAAGTGTTCGGCAACAAGTTGATGTATTCTTTTGGTTGAATATTCTCCATTCCCATCACGAAGAATCACCGTAAAGTACCAACCATTAATGTTTGCAAGTGACATAATTCTTCCCTCGGATTTGTTTCTATGAAAACTTTTTAATCTTCCAAGGTTGGAAATCTGATACAATCCCTCATATCCTTTTATCCATTTCCATTCTTCTGTCATACAATCACCTACCTGTACTCCCTGTTGCTATGGTTTTAAGTGTCATAATCCGGCTCCTTAAGTCCTAAAATCTCATAATGAATGTCGCAAAAGTTAGTGTCGATTATTCGTAAATTAAAGATTTTATTCCAAAACCTATGTGCTGCAATATTAGTTTTAACAACTCGTAAATCGTGCCATTTACACATATCTCTACGATATTCTCCAATGATATATTCAGAACCAATACCTTTTTTTCTAAACTCAGGCATGATGTAAAAACTGTCCACATAGTCATCATCGAGTATTAAAAAACCTACTGCTTTGCCTTCATAAATGACAGGTCTTGTTTCAAGATTACTGATAATAAGTTCAGCGCAATATGAATCAATTTCCTGTCGGA